CGCCAGCTACATTCGGGAACTTAGTGCCAAAGATAGCTTGACCGGGCGCACCCCCTTGCCTACGAAACACCTTGCCGGGGTACAGAGATAGGTCTTGACCGGGAACTAAGTTAGTCTCATCAATCTCTATCAAAAGGTTACCTGACATAACCGCATTGTCTACCGCCATACGCATGAACCCATTCATAAGGGTCTGAGTATCATCCATATTCTCAGCTATACCTACACCAAAGAAGCTATAAGGGTTAAGCTCATAGGGTACTGCATAGTAAGGAATAAGGGCAGGTTTAAACGGATTCATAACCATACGGATTACTTGATGATTACAAACCCAAATGTTTACGTTTAACTGTTCCGCATCCTTTAGTTCTTTAGGAATATCAATGTCATGCTCTTTTAGTACTTCAGAATCTACAAAGCCCCAGAACTCAAACAACTCATAACGCTCAGCTTTTGACTCTTGAGCGTCATCCTCCATAGCTTGCTCCCACCACTTCTTCTCATAGGACTCACCCATGTTAAGAGACTTCTCAATGGCGTTGTCACGGAAGAAAGGCCGACCTTTAAGCGCACGTACTTGAGAGCGTGATAGTTTATGACGCTCAACGATATACTCAGCCTCATCCATATTAGCTGCGTCAGGGTCAGGGTAGAAGTTCCAAAGAGAAACATGGCTAGTAGAAGGCACAGTTTTGATTGTAGGTTGGTACTCACCCTCATCATTCCAACTAGGATACTCTTTGTTGACCGCAAACGGCCCCTTCATAATGCCTGTACCAAACAAAGCCAACTCAAAAGAACTAAGGCGTAGCTGTTTGTTAGCACCTGACTCTTCTAGTTGATCATGAATTTTCTTCTGCATCTTCTTAGCTGCAACCAAAGCAGGACTAAAGTTAATGCTACTAGGTAGAGAGCCTACACCTTCTACAAGTTTATCTTCTACAGGCTCAAGCTTCTTAGCTAAGCCACCAAGACGGGCCTTAATAGACTCCATAGTGTCACCGGGTTCCAGCGCAGTGTCAGGCCCAAACATAGTGCCAAAGGCGTCTTTTAATGCATCACCAGCTTCTTCTGCTTTGGGATTGACATCAAAGTGTACCGTGTCTGCTACGCCTTCAGGCAACGTAGTAGGGTCAATAGCTAAAGGAAACTTCTGACTGCCAAATAGTACTTCTACAATCTGACCGTAGGCAGCTAGAGTTTTAGTCTTAGTAACTTTTACAAATACTCTTGACTTCTCTGCTTCTGTGAATTGTACTTCACTATTGTAGATACCTCTATAGTTACGGTAAGCACTCATCCAACGTAATTCGTCTGTATAGCGTGAGTCTTCTGCTTTCTTGTACTTGCTCATAACCAAGTCAATAATGTGACCCGCTTTAGGATCAGTCATGCTTTCTGTAGACACATCTTTAATGTGTGCTGACTCAGCAGACTCTAAGTTTGATTCAAAGTCAGTTGTGAAATCTTCAGGGTCCATACTTAATATCCAAATGTAGGATCAGCAACTTGAAAGCCGCTTCTCTGTGTTGCAGGATTAAAGTCCCATAAGGAACTTCTTGGTCTAGTCATTATACCATAGCGTATTGCATCGTACAAGTGATCTTCTGCATTAGTATCAACGTCTTCTGGGTTTCGTTTATCTAAAGGAAGACTTGGTAGTTGTGCTATGCAGTTGGTGCAGGTGGAAAAGAATACGAGTTGGGGTTCCTCAGTAAACTCCTCCACCTGCAAACGGCGGTGTATCTCATTTTTACCTGAAACCCTAGAACCTTTAGAGCGATCTGAAGGTCTCCAGCGACAGCCCTTCATAATCATTTGCTCTGCCAAACTAGGTCCAGTGTCACCTCTTTTATGCCAGAGGGACGAGTCCAACACGCCGTATCTCATAGTGCCATCACCCGCCTCTGCCTCAAGTATCATATCCGCTAGATCAGTGGCGGTGACTTTAGTTACATACATCTCTCTGTAGACTACCAACTGCTCTGAGGGAGAAACAGCAAACCACACAACACCTGTCCAACTGCCGTAGCCGTAATCGCAAGCTCTGAACTTCGTCCAGCTATTAGGAATACTATAAGGCTCAACAACGTGTATTTTTCTATTGAACTCTGGAAAAGCTGCGCCCTCATTAACATCCCAATTACCCTCTAGTAGTTGTTTGCGTTGATGCTCTGGCATAGACAGAAGCATAGTTTCATAATCACCACTGTCAGCTAGGTACGGATTGTCAAACAAACTTGCAGGAATAAACCTACGTTTAAACAATGGTTGGCCTGCCTTAGTGTGTCCTTTAGGGTACTCAAGTCTATCCCCTGTCTCAATGTCCGTAGCCCAGAAAGAAGTGTTAGGCTTAGATGGGTCTATAAACATCTTCTTAACCCACTGATGTCCCACAGAACCGGGATTGGTTGTGGCTCTCATGTACAAGCCTAGTTCTGGTGCTGCACTACGTAAACGTGAGCGCATATAATTCCACGCAAACGGGGTAGACCATTGAGTTAACTCATCAAATGCTATATAGTTAAACGCTTGTCCTTGGTAACGCATAACGTCTTGGTCTTTATCTAGGTAACTCATCCAGATACGACCGCCTCTAGGTGTAACCCACTGTGACTTACGCTCTGACCACTTAATGCCGGGAATTGCTTTAGGATACAACTCTTGACTTTTCTGTATAAGCTCTCTAAGCTCCTCTGTAGTGTGACGTACAAGTAAGCCACTAAACTCTTTATGGTTAAGACTACGTAGAGGGTCAGCTAGTGTAGCGTAGCTCTTGCCACCCCCTGCTGCTCCACCATACAGTACTTCTCGTTCAGCAGAGGCTAAGTAGTCTGTCTGTGGCCCGTCATTAGGCTTAAAGACAATGTTTTGTGCTTGTTCTACATCAAAAGGTGCTGCAATAGGGGTAGCTGGCACTTTCTGCTTTGTTTCACGTGAAACTTTCTTAGCTGGCTTGGGTGTAGTAGCCGACCCTTTCTTTTTCAAGCGTTTCGTACTGCGAGATGGCTTTTTGGAGCCTTTTGGCAAGCTCACGTTTAATTCTAGCAACTGTTTTACGTTTTCGCTCAATGTCTACTCTTTTCTTTAAACCCATGTGAGATATACTTCTACCTGACTGTGTAGTTAGCCACGCAGAGACTTCTCTGTAACTATACTGCTTTAAATGCTTCTTGGCAAGTTCTAATAGTTCCAGTTCTCTAGCAATAGGGTTTAGCCATCCTTCGTTATCAGTGTCTATCTCGTACCCCCAAGGTACAGGCTTGACTAGCCTTGGTATGCGCTCCCAACTCTTCATCTTTTCAGGCTTAGGTAACATCCAAAAGCCTAAGTCGTTATTAGCAAAGAAGTTAGTCATTGCTGCTTTCTTTAGGTGGCAAGATAAACAAACCACCGCTTGCTTCTACAGCAACCTTCTCAGTCTTAACTACACCAGCACGATCAAGTATCTGCCCTGCTGCTACCATCTTCTCTTTAACGCCTAGCTGTGTAGGGTCCATCAGCGCACTACCGTAAGCTACAGCAGCTTTAGGGCCAAGCCTAGACATGTACGTCTTGGTAGCCTCAAAGATTTCATCCTTTAGTGCTTCTATAACAAGGCGAGTAGCAGTGGTGTCAGAGTAACCTGCCATCTTCTTAGCTTGCACTACGTCACCACCTGCCTCGTCAAACAAGACTTGCATAAACATCTGTTGCTTCTCGTTTAAGTTTTTACT